GTCTATTTTTTCTAGTTTCTCTTTAATTAATAAATAATTCGCCTTTATTTCAATGATTGCTCCTGATAGGTCATTGAGTGTTTTTTGTTGTGTTTCCACGAGTTGCTCCACTTTGTCTACTCTTTTTTCGACTGCTGATACGCGTGATCCAATATCGGACCACCCTATAATCAAACTACCGACAAAGAATATAATCACCCAATTTTTGCGAAGTCCCTCTAGGAAGTTGTAACTTGCTGAATTTTCATGTGCCATACAAATTTAAAAGTTTTGTAATTCAATAATAATCCTCGACCTAAACCTTGCTAGTTCTCCTTTCTGCGTATCGGTCAAGTCAGTCTTATATTCAAGGTAATCATCTATTAATGTGAGTAGTGTTTGCTTAATATCAACAGTCGCATTGTCGGTATTTTCTTTTTCTATAATTTGTTCGTACAAATTTATTGTTGTTGTTTCTTGGTTTTCATTTTCATTCATAAAATTAAAAGTTAGGAATAAAGTAAATAATTGGAGTACCAGATGCATTAACTATATATTTACTACCCTTTGATATTGGTACTGTTACCGTACCATTTTGAGAGTTTGCAGAAGTAGACCAATCACCATACTGAACACCATCTATATAAATTTGAAATGTAACTGTTGAACCAGTGTTATTTTCATAAACTTGAATAAACCCATCTGTTTCGGCTGTGTATGGTGTATCTTTTGTTTTTGATATTGGATTACCTATATTTTTTCCAGAACTTAATAATAATTTTGTTGTTGAAATTGCTTTACCTACGACCTTTTTATAATCAAAGAAATATTCAGTTAAATCACCGAGTGAAAAAGTTTCGGCTAAAAAGTCTAAGGTATATGTTGTCCTACCACCACTGTTTGCCCATACTCCACCTGACGGGTATCTATAAAAAGATGAATCAGTATTACTATCGCGATCTAATTGCATATAATTTCCACTTGACAATGTGTCGTGTGACAATATAACAGTATATGTATCAGCTACTAAAAATGTGTCAGTAAATGTCAAATCATAACTAGCATATGACGTTGTTAATGATGTTGCTGGCAATGTAGCCACATATCCTGTCGACATAAGTCCACCTGCAGGAGAACTTCCTGATGGTTGTCCGAAATAAATAGTTGCAACAAGATTGCCAGTTGGGCTACCTATTTTTTTTAATAAATTTAATGTAAGTTTTGTCAATTTTGTTGGATTTGTAATAGTAAAACTATACCCTTGTCTATTATCAGACGTTCCACCATCATGTCCAACCGATTGATTTCCAGTACTACCTGAATATGTTTTTGTAATATCAGCATCACTAGAACCAGCTTTTGCAAGACAATATGTTCTACCTGCAGTTAAACCTGAAAGACCCTCAACAATACCTTTGTATCTTATTTTTTTAATATCATTTAGTATTCCAGATTCATATATAATACCCAAGAAACTATATAATTTTTCATCAAAATTGTCTGAATCAGTAAGATATATTTTTCCATCAGATTCTTTTTGATATACACATTTTCTATCTGCTATAGTTTCACCTATTGTTGCCTCTAAAATATCTGATGATACATCAAATGTATCATTTATATCATCAGCATTTAATGGATCTCCTGCTATCCATTTGTTTGTTTTATATTTAATCATATTATGAAATTGTTAAGGTCCAATCAATCGTCAATGTTTCTGATGTTGTTTTGACCACGTTAATTGCGACCCTTGATAATAGAACTCCAGTATTCGCCGATCCTGATCCATTGCAAAATATACCCGCCTCTCTGAATGTTCCTGATGTTTCAGTTGCTCCAAAAAAGCCAGTTATATAAGCCACATTGCTTGCATTTGTGCGTGAGGCTACAGCATTTCTAAATGTTTCAGTTTGAAGTGTTGTGTCGCCGTTCGCTGGCGCGTTTGTTCCACTCCCTAGAGCAATATAGTTCGCAAGCATGCTGTTATCTGGAGTACCATCAGTTAAATTGTTTGCGATCATTTGTCTACCTACTGTTGGTATAAGATTTTCGTATATATATTCACGCTTAATTTCCCCGCTTTCTGCATCGCGGATTGTGAATTTGTATACTCCTTTTAATGCTACTTTTTCTTTGTTTTCCATAAATGTTTTAAGCCAATGGGCTTCCGTTAATGATAAATGGGCGTTTCGTACCCGTTACCGCCTGTACTCCGACACAGAACTCTACTGCGTAGTTGAGTGCTTGTACTGTAGCGGTTTCCCCGATCGTTATTGTTTCGGTCTGAGGGTTGTGTACTTTCGACACTGTTGTTGCTTCCGTTATTGTTATTTCTTCAAGTGCTGTTTCTACTTCGTCCACCACTTCGTTTTCGTCTATCACAATCTCTTTGTCTTTATTGATTAAAAGTTTTTGCAAAAATTCAATCATTCCAAATTTTTGAGTAGTGATGAGTATTACATTGTGTCTGAACTCTGTTGGACTTCGCATTTGACTGTTTATTTTGCTTATCACAAAATCTTCGTCAATGTTCCTCAAGGTACTTTGTACATTTATTGTCTGTCCTACCTCAAGCCCTGTTTCAATAGTTGTAAAACTTCCGTCATTGATAGTGTCTGCCCACGCCATGATTTCTGCTTTTGCTCTATCGCGCGCGCCTTGTTTTGTGTTGATTGACTTGTCTACAACTTTGTATTGAAATTCTCCAAACTCGGCAATACTTACAGCATCTCTGACTTTCACAATAACTGGGATTTTTGGTGTTCCTGATACTGCTACTTTTTGACCTGCTGTTGGTTTTGATGCAGTGGGGAATTTGATTGCTTTCTCGTTATAGTTATATAAACAGTCAACTGTCGTTGGATCAGTAATAAAGTCTATTCCAACTGTCTTTGATACCCCTGCGACACTCACCGATATTCCTCCGTACTGATACGCTTGGAAGAATGTTGTCTGATCTCCGTCTGCAATAAATTCTTCCGTAATACTTGAACCCTCGTATGTTCCACCTCGTACAATAATGCTGTTTCTAAGGTTTTTGATATCCTTTTTAATCTTGAGTGAAGTGTTTACATACTTTCCATTTGTGTCAGTTAGGTTGAATGGTGACGATTGTGAATTTTTTGCAAAAAAGTATATTTTCTTGTCGTAGTCCACATACCAGTCATACCCTATAAGTTCCGCTAGTTGTTGTAAGCACTTCGATGGGTATTCATAATTAAATGCTATGAAGCCTATTGGTACAGGAGCGACCACATTTGTTATGTCGTATCCTGCTGGGAGAAAGTTTGTATTGATGTCGGCTATTATATCCTCTACTGTTTCGTTGGTATAAGTTGATATCACAAGACTTTTGTCCATATTGAACGTGTAGTCTTTACATGTAACTTCTACCACTTCTAAGTTCGGATTTCCTATGACGACCTCATTCATTTCAATGATCTGACCCCCGAATATTGGTGTACTGTTTTCTTCTATCAAAACATCATCAAGAAGTGATGGCTTATAGTCTGCTCCTGTACGCCTAGTGATTTTGAATTTGAGAGTATCGATCTGACTTGTAAGCGCTCGCTCTAGTTGTACGCTTGTCCAGTCTATTTTTGAAGTTCTATCTACTCCCTCAATATTAATGGTGACTGTCATATTAAATTCTCATATTGAGTTTTAACTGATTGATAATCATGTCACCAAGTTCACCTGCGGCACTTTCTGACAAATATGTTCCGCCGTTAATGTTGATAACCATTCCTCCACCACCGACCGATCCGAGTTTTGAAAGAGGTATGACCGCCTCTGGCTCGCCACCCTCACCAATCATCGCTACTGTTGGCTTTGTAACTATTCCTCCGTCTGCAAGCCCTAGGAGTCCTTTTGCACCACCTACGACATTTCCTGCAAAACTTTTAAGGCTTTGTACTGCCCCGAGTCTACTAAATGCGTTTATAAGTCTTTCTACAGCGTTTACCACCGCCTCAATAGCGCTTTGTATTGCATTGAAAACTTTTAGGAGTGTTTCCATGATAAAAGTTTGGACCTTTATAAAGACCGATAGGAGGATTGAGAATAGTTGTATAAGCCCTGAAATCGCCATAGAAAAGCCCGCAATAGCCACAACGAGTATTGTTCCGAATACCTTGCCCAAAGCCTCTAAAAAGGGCTTATATGGTTGTAGTGATGCCCACAATTTCTCAAGCGCTGGCTTTAAAAAGTTATTGTAAGTATCTACCACGCCTTGCCACGCATCTTTCAAAAGAGTGATAAGACCTGTTTTTTGATCTAACTCTGTAAAAATCTCACCGAGTCTATCTTTGAAAATTATGAACCCTGCGATAAGACCTGCGATTGCAATTGCTACCAATCCCACTGGTGAAATCAGTGCCGTTACTCCTGCAATTATTCCCGGTAGCAATAGCCCCAGACCTCCAACAACAAGCAAAAATCCACCTATTGCACCTGTTGCGATAAGTATGTTTGCTGCAAGTTTAGGGTTTGCGTTTATCCATTCAATTATTTTGTCCACTACTGGTTGAACCTTAGCGATCAGTTGATTTATGTGAGGTAGTAATGCTTTTCCAATTTCCTCAGAAACTTCACTTAATCTGTTTTTAAGCATCGTTAATGGGTCGGCAATTGCTTGTGCTGATCCTCCAAACTCTGTAGAAAGTTCTTTTAGAATAAGTTTTTGAGCAGCCAAAAGCCCACTAGTATTATCTATTGTCTTATTGTTTACTTTACTTGCGATATCATACAATTTAATTGATCTCTCAGCTGAATTTAATTCACCTTGAGTTTTCTTAATTTGTTGATTCAAAGAAAGTAATACACTCGCTTTTGCTTTTCCAGAACCGCTAGCTTCTTTTAACTTAAGATTTAAAAGACTCATCTTATCATTAAGTTCGCCAATTTTACCTTTTGAGCTACTAGCCTCTTTTGATAGTTTTCCAAGTCCATTATTTAACCCTCCACCCTCAACAAGATTTTTAATCATATCTTGTTGTGTTTGTGTAAAAGATACACCGACACGTCTAAGAGCATTTACTCCCTCTACAGGATCGTTCAATGCTTTACCAAGTTGAATTGCAG